TCAATATAAAAGATTGATTTTGAGAAGAAAATAGAGGCTGCATCTGCTTTCAGTCTCTTTTTTTAAAATACTTTCTAAAAATCCAAGATATAAAATTGCTAAAGCAATAATCTCATATTCAACATCTTCCCCCCACAGAAGTCGCCCTGTAGTTATTTTCATATTTTCTGATATTAATTCTGCAACAGTATACGACATTAAAGGTCTTTTTGTTTGTTGATTGTTATAATTCATTATTCTACTCATCACTTCAATAGCTGCTTGGTGATCATCAATATTGCTTCCATAAAACGTTCCATATTTTGTTTTTAAAAGTGAGTATGATTGTATATCTTTATGATTGGAAAGATATTTATTTATTCGTTGAATGATTAAACTATTAACTAATTTGCTAGTAAGCGAAAATTCTTTTCTTGTATTTTTATTTAACATTTTTACATTCCTTTTCTCAATACATATTTAAAGTTATTGTACAATATTTATGACAAAAAATCAAAAAATAATTGATGGGCGTTTGAAACCGCCCCAAAAATTCTTTGACTGGTGCTATTCGCAGATTCCGACCATCAAATGGTCTAACAAATCTCAAACAATTCAGAGCGACCGGACGGGTTGTATGGTCATCGAAAAACGGCTGACAAAGTCGAGCAGGTTGGATTTTTATGATAAATTTCACAGTTTTGCAATTGTTCTCGTGACTAGCAAACGGATTGAAATTCAATCTTACGGCTTCTGGTCACAATATATAAACGGCAAGCAATCTATCAGGATGCAACTGACAAACTTTGAACAGATGAGCGAAAACCAGGTTATACAATTAACTGAGAGATGTGGAGTCTACGCTCCTGGCCTGACTCCCAATTTTTCAGGTCAAGGGGCATATTCAGGAACAATATTTTTTGAGAATAATTGGGAGAATAAGATTCGAGATATTTCTGAATTGAAGTATTTAGAATTCCCTTCAGGGATGCGCTATTACCATTTGCCACACATGTATAAATACCGCTCCGAAATCGAGTTTTTGCAGAAAATAAATGCCTGGAGAATGGCCACAGATCTTGCTTATGATGTTATTGATTATGACGGATGGCATGCAAGAAAAGCGGTTGACTGCCGAGTTATCACAAAAAAATGGCTTCATGAAAATAAGCGATTTTTCAAAAATACAGATAGGTCCTTCAGAGATTACGAGCTAGAACGTCGCATCAAATCACGAGGTGGTACGCTTATTCCTGGAATTGAAAAAGTCCTGACTTATCAAGATATCAACAAAATTCCAAAAGCTGCCAAAATGAACAGGTTCCAAAATTGGTTCTTAAAAAACAAAGTTAATTTTGATTACTATGTAGACTATATCAGCATGTTGAACGAGCTAAATGTATCTATCGATACTGACAATCTCATCATGCCAAAAGATTTGGTCAAAGCGCATGACAATGCAGTTAAGTTGCTCATTCAGCACAAGAGCGAGATTGAACAGCGCAAGTTCGAGAAGCGCCAGAAATCTTTGGCCAAATACGAGAAAGTGGTAGGCCAGTATCTCTTTAAACCAGCCTATAATTCCGGAGAATTGATTTTGGAAGGGAAGGCACTGTCACATTGTGTCGGCAGCGCTAGATATACTCAAGATCATGCAAACGGCAAAACAACAATCATATTCGTTAGGTCAAAAGATGAACCAGACAAACCGTTCTTTACTTTGGAATACAAGGATGGCCGAATCATTCAAATTAGGGGAAAACACAATTTATCAGCTCCAGAAGAAATCCAGCAAGCTGCAGATAAATGGCTGTTAGAAATCAACAAAAATACAAAACACGCATAAAGGAGAAAAACAAATGCTAAATAAAATCGATATACCAGGAACAACTATCACACTCGAAATCGTGGATAAAAACATCACGATTACAAACAAAATTGAATATGATATGCAGATGCATTTCAGAAATACGGACGCAGACGCTTCTCTTGATACGAACGGTGATGTGTTCGAGCCTCTTTATTGGCTAGACATCAGGGTAACACCGAAAACGCCAACAGAGTATCATACGAGCCTTGGAGTCAAGAGGGAGAAACGCCACTTGGCCGAACTTCAGAAGTTCTTCGAGTTCATCGAGAACAACAAGCGAAATCTCTTCGACCTTTGTGGAATCAAAGGAGAATTGCAATGAGTTCTCTGACATTATCGTTAGACATTTCTACTACTGCGACAGGATGGGCCGTGTTTCACGGCTCTGACCTTGTCCAGAGTGGTGTCTTAAAACATAAGAGCAAGTCATTCTTTGAACGTGGGCGCTTCATGGCTAGCGAATTGCGAACCATTCAATCAAGGGCGCTCCAAAAGTACGACTGTCATTTTAAGTCGATTGTAGTCGAGAAAAACTCGGTCATGGGTCCCAATCAGCAATCCATGATTAGTATCGGAATTGTGACAGGTATCATCCTTGGACGGCTAGTTGCTGATAACGTGTACTTCGTGAACGTGTCGACCTGGCGCAAGTATTGGAAGTTCAGCTATAAAGACCGTAGCAAGAAATCAATGAAGATGCAGGCTGTTGCTAAGGTTTCAGACGGATTCAACCTGAATGTCAAAGACGACGAGGCAGATGCGATCCTTATCGGTTCGTATTTCGTAAATCATGGCCAAGAGTTTGGAGATTTAGAAAATCATAAAGTAAGTTGAGGAGGTAGAAGAATGAATCAACTTATTTGTCCGAACTGTTATTCGACATCTTCAGTGCATCATCACACTGATTGGAATCATATTGATAATTCAACTGGCTTACAAAAGCCTGTCAGTATCATGCTATGTCTAGACTGCAAGACGCTATTCATTGATGATCGAACTTGGTAAGATAAATATATGAAAGATAAGAATTTAGGAGGTGGAGTGATGAAGAAAATAACATTTATCGTTGGAACTGGAGGCGAGCAAATAGAATTCAAAACAGATAGAAATGATTTTATTAATGAATTAAAATTTCGTTATGAAAACAAGCAGCTTCTTGAAATCAATCTTGGTAGTGAGATTGTGTTGCTCAATCCCAGCAAGATCTTATTTGCTAAAATCGAGGAGGTGAAAAATGAGTGACTTTATAAAAGGTATTGGAGCAGTAACATTAATGTTATCAACAGTTGCAGTCGTTTTCCTTACTATTTGCGGACTTATTGAATGGTATTTTACATGGGTATTTTCAATTTTCCCAATCAAACCTTATTTAATACCAATTCTGTTAGTACATTCTTTTCTTTTTGGAGGGTTGGTATTCCTTGTAGGAAGTTTAGTTGAACTAATCGGCAAAAGGAAATCTAAAAGATAAAAAAATAGGAGGTAAAATGAAACGATTTATCGCAATCTGGATATTATTGTCTGCTGGATTGAACATCTGGCAGAGTATCCAGATTAAGAAATTAGAAGAAAAGCGCCCAATTATCGTCTATAAAGCTGATAATCAAGGCGCAGAAATCAAAGGCAGAGTCGCCCACAAGGAGAAAATTGGCGACATGTACACGATCACTATTAAAAACTACGGCATTTTCGTAGTCACACAAACAAGCTACGAATCTTTGAGGATTGGAGACGAGGTGAGATTATGAAACTCAAATTTAGAGCGTGGTATGTGTTAGCAGAAGAAATGATTGACGAAATACTGATGATTTCATTCGTTAGAAAAGAAATCATAGGGAAGTTTAGCGATGGTTCTACATCTGTTCCACTAACGTTTGAAGATAAGCGGAATGGAGAAGATGTGATCCTCATGCAATCAACAGGACTTTTTGACATAAATAGCAAGGAAGTGTTCGTCGGTGACATCGTTAAATGTACAAGAGGATGTCTCCATGAAGTGTATTTAGAAAAAGAATACGGTGGTACATTCATAGGCGGCATGCCTGCAGTTTATCTAAAAGGATTGAGTGAAGGATATGCGTGGACCGGATATGAGGAAATAATCGGCAACATCTACGAAAATAAGGAGATTTTGGAGGAGAAGGAGTGAGATATTTTAAAATCCTATGTATTGTTTTATTCGCATCCTTACTCGTAGCATGTCACCAGATTTCGAGTGGGACAGTGGTAGATAAGTACATTGATGAACCTCACACAACGTTCGTACCTGTTATGAATGGTAAAACTTCGGTACTTGTGCCAACAAGAACCAAAAGAAAATACATTCTGGTCGTTTCTGGATATGTAGGAAATAAGCACGTTGAAGAAACATTTGAAGTGACAGCTGAGGAATACATGCGCTATGAAATTGGTAATACTTTTATACAAGATGCCGTTTTAGAGAATAAGGAAGGGGATAAACAATGAGACCAAAAAAATATCCGTATTCAGGAAAAAAGCAAGAAACACCGTCGCCAATATTTTCTGCACGACCAATTTTTAACGAGATTCCAATTATAGAAGAGGTCAAAGTTGATTTCGGAGTTGAAGCTAATTTTGGGCGTTCGTATCCAGAAATGGTAATATATTTAGATATTTCTGGATACGGAAATAGAGTGCATTCGGTACATCGTTTCCCTGGTGTCTTCCTGACTGTAGGCGAGTCAATCCAGCTAAAGATACTCTTTTATAAAAGGCTTAGAAATTTTACTGCGGATCGTTTCTTGACCTTTAGAGAATCTGATTGGAAGTTCTTTATCCGTGACCTGATCAACGAATTTGTGCATTAGAAAGTTAGTGAGGAGGAAGATAATGAGAATTAAGACATCAAATGACACGATCATTCACGTCAACAAGTCTCAACGCAGTATCACGATTGAGGGCGTCGAATTAAGCGACGATTGTCGTGCTCTGGTTTCAGACAATAAGGACGGAACAGGCACAATCACCCTAATTTTTGACGGTAAAATTATTTAAAGGAGGAAAAGGGATGGCACTAATTGATGAGGTGAAACGATTAAATTCAGAGAGTCACGCTAAATGGTTTGAGAGGTATTTCAAGGAATACGACCTAGAACAAAAAATAAAAGTATCGGCACAGCAAGGTTATACAGGTCATTTAATTAATGTATTATCGGTCAAAGATGAATACATTAAACGTCGCTTAGATGACAGCAAGACAATAGAATTAATAAAACAGTTGTTAGGACCAGGTTTTTTAGTGGAATACAAACTATACTATTCTAAAGACTTTTTCAGTGGGTCTGAGTATGTTTCTGACAAGAAAATCCATATTTCGTGGGCATAAAAAAAGCCAAAACACACTCTCGGTCTCAGCTAAATTCTCAATAAGATTATTATATCACAAAAGGAGATAGAGAGTGAACAAGGCTAAAGAGCTATTGAAAGAATTACAAGACCTTGATATGGATATTCAAAGCCGTATAGATGAAATCAAAGAACTTGAGGCAGGTTTGCTCTCAAGCCCCAAGTGGACTGATGTCAAAGTTCAAGGCGGACAGACTAGAAAAGTTGATGACGTCTATACTCAGCTTGTCGTGATGAAAGAGGCTATAGAGCAAGATACCAAAGAAGTTATTAACAGAAAACTTGAATTAGGTCGAATGATCAACAGGCTTAAAAATCCAAAGCACAGGGCGGTATTAAGAATGACTTACATTACTAAGACCTACATTGAGGATATTTGCGACAATTTGAGAATTAGTAAGGCAACTTATTACAGATTACGCAAACAGGCTGAGTCTGAACTAGAGGAGACTATCATAGACAAAGTGAGCTAAAGTGAGTGCGCATGAAGTCTAAAATCTGTTAGAATGGTAGTATCAAGAATTGAAAAGAGAGGTCTCAGAATTGGTAGATGGTTACCTGTAATGTCAGGGGGCTGTAATGGCCTTGGAGGTTCAAGTCCTCCCCTCTCCTTTGAGTGTTTTGTGTCCCAGAATGGGGTAGGCACTAGGCTTAGCATTCATAAATTACTCATTAACTTATTAAATGGTCGGCAGTAGCGACTGAACCTCGCATGATTGCGTAGCTAATTATATTCCGGATAAGTTATAAGCTAGAGGGTTTGATTCCCACAGAGGTTTTAAAAGACTACACAGAATAAAAAAGGTAATTTCTAATTAACACGCAAGTCTGTAGTCTGCTTGCAGTTGGAACGTAGCTCAGTTGGTGGAGCGATATGACTATAAAGGGTCTGAAACGTAGGCAGGTTCGAGTCCTGCCGTTCCAATTGTATCTCTGTGAGTAGCTATCACAATAGGGGTACAGGGCGGTAATTAGATTTAGGCTGATTAACCTGTAGGACAGAGATAAAGTAGCGCTATATAAGGCTCTGGTGGGGGAGGCACCCACTTACCGCATACAGTCACTCTTTGAGTGGCTTTTTATTTTGTCGGAAAGGAGGTAGTCCGGTGAGTGGATAAATTAACCCCAAAACAAGAGCTATTTGTCCAAGGGATAATCTCCGGGCTATCTCAAAGACAAGCGTATAGACAGGCTTTTTCAACTTCTAAAAAGTGGAAAGATAGCACGGTCGATGTTAAAGCAAGCGAGCTTCTTCAAAATGGTAAGGTTTTGGTAAGGTATCGTGAGTTGCTAAAACAGTTCTCAAACATGTCTCTATGGTCCAGAGAGCAGGCTTTTAATGAGTATGAATGGCTCAAGAACAAGGCAAGAGCTAGTATTGAACAAGATGGGATAAGGCAAGCTAATTCTAACGCTTTTCTTTCGGCTTTGGATGGCATGAATAACATGGCTTGGAAAGACTTTGAATTGACAGACGATAAAATCAGACAAGAGATTGAATTGCTCAAGATCAAGATTGAAAGCAACCAAGGCTCCAAGTCTGATACTACTCTCATGGAAGCTCTGTTGAATGCCGTGAAGGGTGGTGATGAGGTTGAAGATTGATTTTTCAAACAAACAACTCAACATCATTCGTAGACCGTTCAACTATGAGCTTGAGGTCAACGAGGGCACCCCCCGAAGTGGTAAGACAACCGCTGGCCATTTTAGGTATGCAAGATACTTGATTGAGTCACCAGACGAGAACCATCTTATAGCTGCATACAATCAAGAGCAAGCCTACCGTCTATTCATTGACGGTGACGGCACAGGTCTAATGCACATCTTCGATGGCAATTGTAAAATCAAGCATGATGAGCACGGAGACCACCTCTTAATTGATACGCCCAACGGAACCAAGCGTGTCTATTACAAAGGGGGCGGTAAAGCCAACAGTGTGGGAGCTATCACTGGTATGTCACTAGGCTCGGTAGTTTTTTGTGAAATCAATCTACTGAACATGGATTTTATCCAGGAAGCATTCAGACGGACGTGGGCCGCTAAACTACGCTATCATCTAGCTGACCTGAACCCTCCAGCTCCACAACATCCAGTCATTAAGGATGTATTTGACGTTCAAAACACACGCTGGACGCATTGGACCATGGACGACAATCCGATTCTGTCTGAAGAGCGTAAGCAATCTATTATTCAATCGCTTAAGAAAAATCCTTATCTCTACAAGAGAGACGTGCTCGGTCAACGTGTAATGCCTCAGGGCGTTATATACGGCTTGTTTGACCTTGAGAAGAACATTAAGGATAGTTTGGTAGGCGAACCTACGGAAATGTATTTCAACGGTGATGGAGGGCAATCTGACGCCACCTCTATGTCATGTAACATTGTTACTAAACATAGAGAGGATGGCAAGACTTTCTTTAGACTAAACCGTGTGGCTCATTATTACCATAGTGGCGCAGAGACTGGCCAAGTAAAGGCTATGTCTACTTATGCTGTCGAGCTTCGAGCGTTTATTCAGTGGTGTGTTAGCAAGTATCAAATGCGCTATACCGATGTCTGGATTGACCCAGCGTGTAGATCCTTACGAGAGGAATTGCACAAGCTAGGGATTCAGACAAGAGGGGCTTTGAACAACGCCCATGACGTTAGCAGCAAGGCGAAGGGTATCGAGGTAGGGATTGAACGTGGCCAGAACATTATATCTTCAGGACAGTTCTTGCTTATCAATCACTCTGAAGAAGAGTATGACCATTACTATTTCTTGAAAGAGATTGGCCTTTACAGCCGGGACGATAATGGACGGCCGATTGACAAAGATAACCACGCAATGGACGAATTTAGATATAGTGTGAACGTATTTTATAAGCGTTACGCCAATTTTTAGCAACAAGGAGCCGATAAATGGGCATTATACAATTTGTCAAAAATCTATTTAAGAGAGGACAGTATGCAATGACGACAGAAAGTCTAGCAAGTATCACAGACCATCCTAAAATTGCAGTGACAAGCGCAGAGTATCGTCGAATCAACGAGAATTTAAGATACTATCAGAGCAACGCTGACAAAATCACTTACATAAATACGGACGGCATCAAGAAACAAAGAGAAGCGACCCATTTGCCAATCGCTCGGACCGCTGCCAAGAAGATTGCCAGTCTGGTCTTTAACGAGCAGGCTTCGATTAAATTGGACGATAAAGAAGCAAACACATTCATTCAAGAAACCTTGAAGAATGACCGCTTTAACAAGAACTTTGAGCGCTATCTTGAGAGCTGTTTGGCCCTTGGAGGTCTTGCTATGAGACCTTATGTAGACGGTGACCGTGTCCGAGTGTCATTCATTCAAGCGCCAGTCTTTTTACCACTTCAATCTAACACGCAGGATATTTCAAGCGCTGCTATCGTGACTAAAACGATTAAAGCTTCAGGTCAGAAGAACATCTACTACACCTTGATTGAGTTTCACGAATGGGCGAAAGATGGGAAATACATCATTTCAAACGAGCTATACAGGTCTGAAAGCTCTGAACAAGTAGGTGGACGTGTTCCTCTAGCTGAAGTCTATGAGGATTTAGAAGAACAAGTTGAACTAAACGGTCTAACAAGACCGCTTTTTTCTTATCTCAAACCTCCAGGGATGAATAACAAAGACATCAATTCACCTCTAGGCTTGTCTATCTTCGACAATGCCAAGAGCACGATTGATTTCATTAATACGACCTATGACGAGTTCAAGTGGGAAGTTAAGATGGGCCAACGCAGAGTGGCAGTTCCTGAGAACCTTACAGAAACTCGAATGGTCAACATTGACGGAGACGCCCAGCTTGTCAAGCGGTTTGATACAGAGCAGAATGTCTACTTGCGCTTATCTACTAGCGACATGGATGGTGGAAGCATCACAGACTTGACTACTGCAATCAGAGCAGATGATTACATCAAGACCATTAACGAAGGCTTGAGTCTATTTGAGATGCTTCTAGGTGTATCCGCTGGGATGTTTACATTTGACGGTCAGAGCTTGAAGACTGCGACCGAGGTCGTTTCTGAAAACTCTGATACTTACCAAATGAGAAACAGTATTGTCAGCTTGGTCGAGCAATCCTTGAAAGAGTTGATTATTTCAATCTGCGAGCTTGGTAGCCTTTATGGATTGTATAGCGGTCCAATTCCTCAAATGGAGAAGATTGCAATCAATCTCGACGATGGAGTCTTTACTGACAAGAACAATGAGCTTGATTATTGGACTAAGGCTTTGGCCAGTGGCATTGTCAGCAAGGCTCACGCTATTCAAAAGGCTTTCAATATGTCAGAGCTTGACGCTAAGAAGATGATTCAGGCAATCAATCAGGAAACGATGGACACGGCTAACAGTCAGCGAACACAAGAGGATATTGATATCTATGGAGAATGATTAAATGAACCTAATTCAACATCTAAGGTCGTTTATAGGACTTGAAAGCCCCTCACTAGGACGGAGAATACTAGCAAAAAAAATGGTAGAAGGAATAGAAGAGGCTATCCATGGTAAAAAAGAAGAGACCACCAATCCAGTTCAATGACGAGCAACTGCTGCTTCAAGCAAGCAATGTCGCAGACATCTATCATCAGCTAGCCTTGGATTTATTTGATAACGTGGTCGAACGTGTGACGGAGCGTGGCACGGTCTATCTTGATAAGCAACCGTATATCTGGCAACTTGAGAAGATGCAACAGATGCACATGCTGAACGAGGAGAATCTGAAGCTAATCTCTAAATACTCTGGAGTCGCTGAAGAGCAACTACGCTATATCGTCGAAAATGAGGGTTTGAAGCTCTACACGGACACAAAGCAACAACTCATGGAAGATTTAGGCCATAGATCCGCAGGAAATAGCAATCACATCCAAGAAATTCTCGCTGATTATGCCAACCAAGCGGTCGATGAGCTTTACAACCTAATCAATACGACGCTTCCTAAGTCAGTTATCGGTGCTTATCAAGGAATTGTGGAACAATCTGTCGCTAGAGTTGTCACAGGCCTTTCTACGGCTGATAAGGCTATCTCTGACACGGTCATGAAGTGGCAAGAGAAAGGTTTCCAAGGTTTCCAAGATAGCGCTGGGCGCAACTGGAAGATTGACAACTACGCTCGGACGGTTATCAAGACGACAACCTATCGAACTTTTCGAGAAATGCGAACAAGACCAGCTGAAGAGCTGGGCATTGATACCTTTTATTTCTCAAAGAAGGCATCAGCTCGTAAGTCATGCGCTCCTTTGCAACATCAGATAGTCACGACTGGTCACGCTAGAACCGAGCATGGCGAGAAGATTCTTGCTTTGTCAGACTACGGCTACGGCCGTCCAGAAGGTTGTTTGGGTATTAACTGCGGTCACATGCTGACGCCGTTCATTCCAGGAGCCAATTATAAGCCCGATTTGGGCGAGGATGTGGCAGAGGTTACGCCAGAACAAGCAGAAGAAAATGCCAACGCAGAAGCTAAACAGAGAGCGCTAGAACGGTCTATCAGGGCTAACAAGGAAAAACTTCACGTCGCTGAGAAATTGGGCGATAAAGAACTGATAGACAAGTACAAGAGCAAAATAGGTACTCAGAACGCTGCTTTGAAAGACTACGTTGATAAGCACCCATTCCTGAAACGGGATGAGGAAAGAGAAAGATATCGCTACAATGATGATGCAGTTCAAAAGTTATACAAAACTATTGACAAACGCTCCAAAAAGGAGTATTCTGAAATACTACAAAATTTAGGGAATAAAGCACCTAAATCTTATAGTGATTTTCGGGCTCTAAGTCGCTCTGAAAAAGACTCCTTGAGGCATGATAATAGGATTGTCAATTATTTCAAAGGGGACATTCAAGAGAAACTGTCTGACAAGCAGAAACAGCAGGCAGTGGAGGCTTACTTTAATTTCAAAAATGCTGGCATAACGTTTGGAGACCATGCAATAGCACGCTACATAGAACGTATGAGGCGTAAAGACGGCACGTTTGCTTATAATTATGAAACGGTAAAGACAGCCTTTTCTCTACCACCTAATTATGTATCAGAGCAGAATGGCAGACTTGCAAGATACTATAACGGTATCCTCTATATCACTGAGCCTGATACAGATATTGTAGTAACTATGATGAAACGTAAAAAACTGAAAGGATTTAAACCATTATGAAATACAGCCAACAAGTATTAGACATGCTAGAGCAAGCTGTCAATGGTCAGATTGATAATTTTTGGGATTTCTCCTTCAAGTTTAACGCCCTTTTCGGAGAAGATGAAGACTTTGCCGAGGCTTGGGACAATGAAAACCCTGAAATGTTTGACGCTCTCAATGACTTTGAGCTGATGATGTTCTTAGAGGAACATGACCCAAGTGATAAGCAAGGATTTATCAATTTCCTAACGCCATACTATGAACAGGTAAAACAGTTAGTAAAACTTAGCGCTTAGAACAATCTAGGCGCTTTTTTCATGCAATAAATTGCTATAAACCACTATAAACCGTGTCGAATTCGATGCGGTTTTTTGCTTGACTTTATCCGCAGTCGGTAAAGAACGGAAGATAATACCTAATTTTAGGAGGACAGAAGAATGGCAGAAGACATTCAAACACAAGCTGACCAGTCAGCCAATACTGGAGAAACCACTGAGTCACAAACTCAAGAGCAACCTGTCAAGACTTTCACTCAAGATGAAGTGACTGGCCTTGTCGCTAAGGAGTCAAGAAAGGCACAAGAGAAAATCTTCAAAAGCCTAGGATTTGAGGATGTCAAAAGCGCTAAAGAAGGACTTCAACAACTCAAAGAGTGGAAGGACTCACAAAAGAGCGAGGCTGAGAAACAGTCAGAAGCGCTTGCTGCTAAAGAGAAAGAGCTAGAACTTGCTTTGTCAGATAAGAAGAACCTGGAAGCGAAACTATCAGCTCTGACTCTGGGAGTAAATGCTGAGTCTGTAGACGACGTCATCACTCTATCTGCTCGCTTGGTGTCCGATGAGGTGTCTATTGAGGACGCTATTGGTCAAGTGTTGCAGAAATATCCTCAGTTCGGTCGCACAGAGCAAGCCGAGGAGAAAAAGCCGACATTTTCGGCCGGAGGAAATCCAACGGCTGGAACGAATCAAGAAGATGCCTTTTTGAAGGCTCTCGGACTAAATAATTAACAGGAGAATGATCAATGACAATTAACTACATCACTAAACATGAAGGCGCCTTTGAAAAGAAATTGATGCAAGGCGCACTCACAAGTATTTTGGAAACGCCACAAGTAAACTGGTTGGGCGCTAAGTCGTTTGAATTGCCTACAATTTCAGTTACTGGCTACAAGGCGCATACTCGCTCTAAAGGCTACAACGCTGGTACAGTATCAAACGACAAGAAAGTTTACACCCTCGGATTTGACCGTGACGTCGAGTTCTTCGTGGACGCTGCAGACGTAGACGAAACGAACCAAGAACTTTCAGCTGCAAACGTATCTAATACATTCATCACCGAACACGCTACTCCAGAAGTGGACGCTTACCGTTTCTCTAAAATTGCTACAGAAGCTATCACAAACAGCCACTTCAAGTCTGAAGATGACCTTTCAGAAGTGAACATCTACACCAAGTTGAAAGCTGCCCTTTTGCCAGTCCGTAAATACGGCGCTCAAAATATCGTTATGTATGTTTCTAGCGAAGTCATGGACTTCTTGGAACGTTCTAAAGAGTTCACACGCTCAATCGCTACTACATCACCTCAAGGAATTGATACTCGTGTCACTTCACTTGACGGAGTTCAGCTTATCGAAGTTTGGGATGATGCACGCTTCAAGACTAAGTTTGACTTCACTGAAGGCTTTGTGAAGGCTTCAGATGGTAAAAACATTAACTTCTTGATCGTTGCTAAGCCAGCAGTAATTGCCAAGGCTAAGTTCAACTCAATCTATCTTTTCGCTCCTGGTCAACATACAGAAGGTGACGGATACTTGTACCAAAACCGTTTGTATCATGATCTTTTCGTCTTGCAATCAAAACAAGACGGGGTCTATGTTTCTCACAAATCTGCTTAATAAGGAGGTAGAAAATGCGCAAGTACGAAAAAGGGAATCAAGTCTATACCGTGCAAGAAGGCAGCTTGCTTGAAGCTCAGCTAATCGCTGATGGATTTGAAGAAGTAATCGAAGATGGCCAAATCTCAGAAATTTTGGCTACTCATTCGCTTACGGACATGACTTTGGCAGAGTTGAAAGCTCTTGCGAAAGAGCGAGGGTTTGAGGGCTATTCAAACAAGACCAAAGACGAGCTATTGGAGGTGCTAAATGGCCAAATTTAAAGCAAAATTGAACGCTTATCTAGCTAAGTCTGACCGTCATTTTGACAAAGGGCAAGAATACGAGCTAGATCAAGACGAAGCTAATCGAATCAACGGACTGTTTAATGAGGTGATTGGTGAAGATTGCTTTGAACTCGTTGAAGAGCCTAAGCAAGATCTAGTTGAGGTGGGGACATCCACCTTTTAAGGAGGTGATTAGATGGCTTACTTAACTAAAGAGGAGTTCGATAAGCTCGGATTTGAGGTTGAGGGAGACTTTGGCAAGCTTTTAAAACGAGCAGAACTCGCTATCGATGCTTATACCAGGGATTTCTATTCTCTAAATAGCTTTGATAGCGACAATACAGCTCGCAAGAAGGCAGTTAAACGAGCTACAGCCTTTCAGATTGCTTACTTGGACACTTCTGGGGTCCTGACGGCAGAGGACAAGCAATCTATTGCCAGCATGTCAGTTGGGCGGACATCTATAAGCTATCGCTCAGGCTCTCAGAATGGTTCAAATTCGCTTTCTTTAGCAGAGAGGTATAATTTATCAAGAGATGCTGAAAACTGGCTGAGAATGGCAGGATTTGGCTCAGCGAGGGTTGATTATGATAGATAAAAGAATGCTATCTGATTCTGTGACTATCAAGAAGCCAATCGGAGAGGACGACTGGGGGAAAGAGACTTACTCTGACCCTCTTTTATTGTCCCCTTGCAAATTTGATAGGTCTTATTCTCATTCTGGGACAGGCAATCATCGTAGCGAGTCCAATTCCTCGACTGTGATTGTCTATCACAAATACTGCTCTGTGGCGCTCGACAAGGGTTTCATCGGTGGCATTGTCGAAGAGGACGGAGTCAGCTATGTTGTTAAGAACATCATCCCTCAATATCATCCTCTAACCAAGAAGCTACTAGCTTATGAAATCGAGGTGATTTGATGAGCGGTGTTAATGTAAAGATTGACCTATCAGGAATTGAGAAAAAAGTATCTCCAGAGAATTTCGCAAAAGGGAAGTTAGCTATTGCTAACCAGATGCTGATGGACATGGAGCGATTCGTCCCAAAACGAAGAGGAGACCTACGGTCTAGTGGACATGTTCGGCAAGATTCGATTGTCTATGCGACGCCTTACGCTAGATTGCTCTATTATGGCAAGAAGCGAAAAGGATTCTTTTCTGAAAAACAAAGAAGGTTTTTCTTTGCTAACAAGGAGAAGTTGCTGAGTCAACGGCCAACGCCTGGAACTGGTCCAAGGTGGGATAAAAAGGCCTCAGCTCTATATGCTAAGAATTGGGCTGAAGTCGGAGCGAAAGCGATGGGAGTGAAATGATTCAAAAAAATGATTTTGCAGATGTCTTGCTTGAGCATATCAAAGGCATCCAAGACAAAATTCCGTCTAAGCTCGGTTATTTAGCCGAAAAAGAGGGATTGGTCCTTTATCCGCTACCTGGCGGAGAAGTGGTAGACGAGGACATGGCTGGAACTCAAACAGTCAGATTGCCTTTTGAAATTGCTATCAAGTCACGAGATCAGGAATTAAACAATAATACACTGTGGCAGATTAACGCTGCCTTGTCAAAAATGGACCTAGAATTGCCAAGTAAGAATGGCTCTTACGAATTTTTAGGTCTGAAAGTCGACAAGCCTTACTTAAACGATTTAGACGAGCAAGGCTTTTACATTTACTTGCTGGACGTAACTGCCAGCCTTGAAATTGAAAGGAATGAATAATGGTTAAAAATAAAAACGTAAAACGTAAACACTACATCGGCCCTTACAAAGAAGCGACTCCGGACACTCCGCCAACTGCGACAGAGTACCTTTGGATTGCTAAAGGGATTAAGAAATCATCGCCAGAAAATAACGAGAAGACAGACGACTTTACCGACTTTTCTGGTGACGGAACACCTGAAGAGCAAGTAATCGCAAAAACACGAGGTCGTTCTTTTGAGGGTGCTCGTGATACAGACGACAAGGCGCAGAACTTTATTGCTGAGAAACAGGATGCGGTCGGCGATGAGCTTTTGGTTTGGTACAAGGAGGTTGATGTGACTGGCAAAACTCAATACGAGGGACCTGCCCGTCTTTCTGGCATTGAAATTGGAGACGGAGAAGCCTCTGAAAATGAAAGTATTAAGTTTAAGGTCGTATGGACTCGTAAACCTAAGAAATCAACAGTAGTACCAGGATAATCTAAGGCGTGAAATATCACGCCTTTTTATTTTTGAAAAGAGGAGAAAAACAATGGTCGTAATTAAGAAATTAAGCAATATCATTCCTATTGATTTCGGAGAATTTCAGCTGGAATACATTGCAAATGACAAGGGCGTGAAGGAACTTGATAAGTTCCGTGAAGGCTTAGCAAAGAACTGGAAGAAAATTGAAAAACTTTCCGACGAGAAAATCGCAGAAAAAGCTAAAGAGCTTATCGAAGATGGTTGGACTCAATTATTCGGAGCGAATGCATTTGAAAAAGTCTATAAATTTGCAAACGAAGATACTACTATCGCATTTAACTATCTGACGCAGACCATTCTTGGGATTCAGAAAGAATATCGGGAGCGCAACTCAGAAGATGCCTTCAAGAAATATCTAGCGTGATGCCATGTTAGATATTTCTAGAAAGCTAGTTGATGAGCTTGTTCTAGAAATTGAAGGCAAAGAACAGACTTTCCCTCTGCTTTTATCGTTCGATAGAGTCTTGAAAGTTTTTGAATTATGGAAAGACGATGACATTCCTAAATTCATGCGCCCGTTTTTAGCGTTGCGGATCCTTACGGGTGTTTCTTTTGATTTTTTAAGTTTCGAGGAGGCTTTGGAAGTTGTTCAGGCAATTTTTGAGGAGCACATCCAAACAGCAGAAAAAGAAGACGATGTTGAGTACGATTTGGCAGGCAATGTTATGAAATCTTCAACATCGGAAGAACCACAGAAAAGACTCTACAACGTGAAGCATGACGGAGCCTATATCTTTGCTTCTTTCATGCAGGCTTACAGAATCGACTTAATCGAAGAAATTGGGAAGCTACACTGGAAGAAATTCAATGCTCTAATCGTTGGCTTGCCTGAAGGAACCAAATTTGTAGAAGTCGTGAAGATTCGCTCTTATGAACCACAAAAAGGCGACAGTCAGGAATACATCGATAAGATGCGAGAACTACAAAAAGAGTATCGTCTTCCAGATGATGATTGCGACGAAGAAGATGATGAATATGACTATTACGAGTAGAAAGGAGGTATAAATGGCAGATGGTAAAGTGGTCATCCAAGTTGATATGGATGGCAATAAGGCTCAATCAGGAATTGCACGGTTAAAAGGCATGGTTGGCGGACTGACAGAAAGCGGTATGCAACTAGGTTCGGTCTTTAAGTCAGTTTTAGGCGCTAACATTGTCAGCGGTGCGCTGATTTCTGGGATTCAATCCCTTGGCAGTGCTATCAAGGGTGTATTTGCTACAGCTCTTGACGAAGGGGCCAAGCTCCAACAATCGTTTGGTGGTGTTGATACGCTCTATACGACTGCCGCTGAGTCTGTGAAGCAATATGCGAACGCTGCAGCTTCAGCTGGTATCTCTGCTAATACATACGCAGAGCAAGCCGTTTCATTCGGTGCTAGCTTGAAGCAAGCACTCGGTGGTGATGCTGTGAAGGCTGCACAAATGGCAGACAAGGCTATCATGGCCATGGCTGACAACTCAGCTAAAATGGGTACAGATATTGGTTCAATCCAACAGACGTTTCAGGGTTTTGCTAAGCAGAACTATACCATGTTAGATAACCTGAAGCTAGGTTATGGTGGTACAAAGCAAGAGATGGAGCGACTTCTTAAAGACGCCAGCAAATTAGAAAAAGCAATGGGCAAGAAGTTTGATATCAACAACTTTGCAGATATCGTAGAAGCCATCGACCTAGTTCAACAAGAGTTGGGAGTCGCAGGAGTCGCAGCACAAGAAGCGCAGACTACATTCAGCGGTTCGTTTGCAGCAATGAAGGCTTCGGCATCCAACTTCTTGGCAAATTTGACGCTTGGAGAAGATATTGGACCGTCTTTAAAGGCACTTATCTCTAGCACCTCAACATTCCTTTTAGGCAATTTCTTGCCGATGGTTGGAAATATTATGAAGCAACTCCCTCAAGCTATCGATACAGCCTTGGCAGAAGCTGGGCCAAGGATTGAACAAGGATTCAAATCGTTGTTTGCTTCGCTCGGAGTTGACGAGGGTGTTTTTGACGTTGTCGAAGATACATTTAGAGATATAATCGCCACAATCCAGGCGCTCTTTGATGAATTGACGAGCGAATCTAATGGATTTAGCAATATCATTCAAGGCGTTGGTAATATCATTAAATCAGTGAGCATCAACATCAAGAACCTAGCAATAGCCATTCAGTTAGTGCTAGAGGAATTTTCTGAAACAGGAGCAATTAAGAACGCCTATCAAGCGTTTAAAGACTTGACGGAAGCGGCTTTAGACTTAGCTAAAAAGCTAGGCGATGCTATCCCGTGGGACATCGTAGGCGCAGCCGCTGGGCACGTCGTGAACGCTATTTCAATGATTGTGAGCTGGATTTCAAAATTAACTCAATCAATTAGTGCAGATGTCTGGAGAGGATTGATTGCAGGGATTGGAGGAGCTCTAGTCGCTTTCAAGGCATTTAATTTCTTGAGGAGCTTTAATCCGTTTGGCTTATTTGCTAAAGGTGCCAAGGAAGGGGCAGACGAAGTTGTAAAAGGTGCAACGAGCTCGAAAAGCGCAATCGCTCAAATTTTCAAATCAATCTCAACCTTAATCAAAACAACAGGAACAGCAATCAAAACGGCTGCGACAGGAATTGGCGAAGGTATCAAAATTGCTCTTTCTGGATTGGCTCCGGTCATCCGAGCATTTGGATTGGCCTTGAGAACGGCTGGGATTGGGAATATCCTTGCTCTTGGCGGAGCGATTGGTATTGCAGCAGTCGGAATCGGTGCCGGAGTGGCTATTATTGCGGCAGGCTTAAGTCTCATTGCTAGTCAAGGTGAAGGAGTGGCCACGATCATCAACGCAGTTGGTCAGGCATTCGCTACGGTTGCTACTGCGATTATTGGTGCATTTGCTCAGGCTATTGTATCTGTCGCAGGAGTTTTACCAACAGTAACAAGCGCCCTCGCTCAGCTATCTCCTCTTGTTGTTGCGGTCGGAGAAGCAATTGGAGCAGCTGCGCCATTCATTACAGCTTTAGGTGATGCAATTGCAACTGTAGCTACTGCAATCACTCCAATCGTCGAGATTATAAGTGATGCGTTCGTTTCAGTAGTTCAAATTATTGCTGACGCTATCGTTCAAATTGTCGAAGCGATAGCTCCATTTGCTCCAGCTATAACTGAAATGGTGGTTGCGATTGCTCCGTCAATTGCAGATATTGTTTCGTCATTTAGTAGTATGTTCTCTCAGATTAGCCCTATCATTGATAGCTTGTCTAACCTCTTGAAAACGTTTGGAGAACAAGTGAGCTCTATCTTGAAGAGCGCTGGTAGTGTAGTCGAGTCATTTGGTTCAGCGATTCGCAATGTGCTTGACGGAGTCGCTGGCATATTTGACAGCATCGGTAATGCTGCTAAAAATGCTGGTCTAGGTGTTAAATACATGGCTGAGGGAATTAAAATCCTTGTAGATCTTAACCTTGCTGATTTAGTAGGAACTTTAGCGGCAGTGGCTACTGGACTTACTGCTATCGCTAACTCAGGAATAGCCACAGCAGGTCCAGGGTTGCAACAAGCAGGGACAGGATTGAGTTTAATTGCTACATCGGCACAGATTGCTAACTTAGCAATGCAGTCACTACCAGAGACTATGACGTCATTTAGTACTAGCCTCAGTACACTACCTGAGACAATGACAATGGCAAGTACAGCTATGAGCACCTTTGCTACATCGGTCATGGCTTCATTTGCAAGCTTGTCTGGTTCTGTATCTGGTGTAATGGCGCTTCAGACAGGTTTGGTGGCTCTAGCTAATGCTATGATGATGGCTCAAAGTGGGGCTTCAGCGATGTCTTCTACTCTAACGATGATTAACGCTTCAGCTTCATCAGCTACATCGGCCATTTCTCAGCTTGCTTCAGGTATGGCTTCAGCAATGACTCAGGCCGTGTCATCAGTTCAGTCAAACATGGCATTGATTGTGACTGTAATTTTGCAGTCGTCAATTCAGATGACGCAAGCAGGCCAACAGGCAGGCCGTGGGGTTTCTGAAGGGATAACAAATGGTATCCGTTCAGGAGTCGGCTCGGCGACATCAGCAATGTCATCCATGGTCAACTCTATCCAGTCTACAGGAATGAGAGGCGTCTCTACTATGCGCTATGTAGGTGACATGATTGGTCAAGGTTTAGCACAAGGTATGTACTCAGCGCTTGGAGCTGTCACGGCTGCTGCTAATGCTCTTGTCGCTCAAGCTGAAAGAGCCGCACAGGCCAAGGCTAAGATTAACAGTCCATCACGCCGTTTTAGAGACAACGTCGGACGTTTCATTTCTCAAGGGGTGGCAGTCGGTATCCTGGCAGATGCTCACAAGGTAGATGATGCCATGGGCGATGTATTCGACCAAATCAAAGCCTTTAACTTTGCCCCCGAAGACATTCTTGGAGTAGGTCAAGCGAGCCTTACGAAGACACTTCAGGTCAAATCTGATCTTGGCCGTCAGCTTAAAACGAGCGTTAAGGTCGTACAAGAAAAATCTAATCATCTTGTAGAACAAGCTCTGGAGGTAGCTGAAAGGGCAGTGAAACGTCCAGTCAGTCTGATGATGGAAAGCGGAGCGCTTGTTGGCCAAATCGGGCAAAAGATGACCGATTACCAAAACGACAAGCTCATGATCGATAACATGATGAGAGGGATTATTTAATGGACACAGTTATCTATAACAATCATGACCTCTCTGAGGTTATAAAAATCAACGAAGTAATTCGTCCGGTAGGAAACGAAAGGGACGTCACAACAAATGACGCCCCTTTTTTGGGCGTAAACGTCCAAGAAGTAAGAACCGGACCTAAAAAAATCAAAGTTAAGTTTACCGTTCAGAAAAAAACGGCTAGGGATACCGAATTGGCCAAGCACACCTTAGCTACAATCCTGAACACCGACAAGCCAGTTCGTATTGATATTTCAGACGAGCCTGACAAGTACTATATGGGACTTGTCATTGGCTCTGTGGATGTCGATAACGTAGCTAGATGGCTTCAAAAGGGCGAGTTTGAGATTCTTGTTCCTGACGGTGTTGCACATGGCACGACTTATAGGCGCTTTGATAACGGACAAGAGCAACCTGACAAGGTCGTTTTTAACTTGGTTAATAATGGCAATGTCCCAGCTTTTCCTGTTGTTACGGTTAAGAATAACACCGAGAACGGCTATATTGGTCTAGTTAATGCTAGTGGAGCTCTTGAGGTCGGTGCCCGTGGAGAGGCTGACACTGAAACAGTCAAGCGGTCTGAGGTCTTACTTGATTTTAGAGGCGATAAAATCGCTGAGGGCTTTGCTAGAGCGGTGAAAAATAGTTCAGTGACTAATAGCAGATGGGACAATATAGCTGGAACATCAGAGCTGATTACAGTAGATGGCAAGAAGCGCATAAAGGTAAGAGAGCAGACCAGCGGGACTTACAATGAGAATTACGGTACAGGTCTATCATGGGAGATACCTGCTGACTCAACAGGGCAGAAAGGCTCTCTTAATGACTACATTTTTTGTAAATTAGTCTATCAGCTAGACTCAGTCGCTCAATGTGGTTTTATTAAGGTTGCCGTATCCGATGCTAGTGGTCAATTTCTGTATGGAATAGAAACCTATAAGCGCTATAACGGTCTATACTGTGGATTTAATGTCTTTGCGACAGATAATGCTGGTGGATATAATTTTTTAAAAACTTTTGATTTTGACTCATCTAGCGACAAAAGCAAAAATCCTTTTGAAAAAACAAGAGGGCAGTTTGAAATCACGAGAAACGATGAGAGAGTTCAAGTTTATTATAATGGCTCACACTATAATTTTTTCGTTCCTGAAATCAGAGGTAAAAAATCAGCAAAAATTCACGTTACGATAGGTGCTTTTCGCGGAAAGGCAATTATCCCTCACTTATATCTTGATGAGCTGATGTATCGAAAGGATTTTGTATCAGTCATCAATGACTTGCCAAACCGTTATCCAATAGGATCAAATGTCATTCTTGACAGCGAAAACAACTCAGTCACAGTAGATGGAATTGAGAAAGCTGTAGATGTTGTTCAGGGTTCAAAATTTTTGAGTATCCCTCCTGGGAATAGTCAACTTGAGGTCTATTGTTCAAGCTGGGTCAAAATCAAGCCTACTGTCAAAGTAGAATTTAAAGAAAGGTATCTATAACAATGTTATTGACAATACATGACTCAAATTTGCGAAAAGTGGCATTTGTGGACAATGAAAAGCAAGGAACATTAAACTATTTCAATGATACCTGGACAAGGTATTTAGAGACAGGCTCTAGTACCTTTGATTTCACTGTTTTTAAAAAAGCCATTATCTCAGACATCGGACAAAAAAGAGCCTATAACGCTCTAAATGAAAAGGCTTTTGTATCATTTCAATATAAAGGCAAGACTTATCTACATACTATCCGAAAAGTTGAAGAAAATGAGAAAGTTATCAAGTGTTACAGTATCAATCTAAACCTTGAACTAATAAATGAGTACGCTAATCCTTACAAGTCCTCTAAAGCTATGAGCTTTAAGGAATTTTGTGAGGAGATGGACTTGCTCAACTATACTTTCTTAAAGATCGGTATCAATGAGATTTCAGATAAAAAGATTTCTGCTGAGTGGGAGGGTACAGATACCAAGCTAAATAGACTATTAAGTCTAGCTAAGAAGTTTGGCGCTGAAATTGAATTTGACACCCGCCTCAACGATGATAGCTCTATCAAGTCATTTATGGTCAATGTCTACCATGAACATGATGACAATCATCAAGGTGTGGGTCAAGTTAGCTCAATAGTTTTAGAGTATGGCAAAAACCTCAAGACAATCACTAGGACGATTGACAAGACAGGGATTTATAATTCAGTCAAACCCACAGGCAAGGATGAGCATGGAAACGTAATTGACATTAGCGGTCTTGGAGCCTGGTCAGTCAATAATGCCAAAGGAGAGCGTGAATTTTATCAATTAGGAGCTCATCTAGTAGCTCCTCTTTCTATGCAGATGTATCCATCTACATTCACACACTCAACAGGTACTCTAGACCAGTATATTCGTAAAGATATGACTGTAGAGAGTTCAAATCCTGAGGTCATCCGCTCAACAGCTTACCGTGAGCTCAAAAAGAACTGTTACCCAGCAGTAACTTACGAGGCTGAGGGTTTTGCAGATCTTGAAATAGGAGACACAGTAAAAGTCTATGATGACGGCTTTAGCCCTACTCTCTTGCTTGAGATGAGGGTATCTGAGCAAGTCATCAGCTTTACCAATCCTAAGAATAACAAGACCACTTTCTCAAACGCCAAAGCGCTTGAAAATCGTCTATCTCAAGGCATTCAGCAACAGCTAGACAGAATGATAGAGGACGCTAAGCCCTACACTATCAAGCTAGCTACAGACAACGGTATAGCTTTTAAGAATGGTCAAGGTCAGACCATTGTGACCCCTACTTTAATGCGAGGTAACAAGGTCATCAACAGCGGCTGGCGTTGGGTTGTGGATGGTGTAATCAAGGCTACAAGCTCTAGTTACATTGTGAGGGCTGCCGACATCAATCAAAAGATGGTTTTGACAGTTTCAGCCTGGGTGGATAACAAAGAGGTATCATCTGAGCAGTTGACTCTCATCAATACATCAGATGGGCTACAAGGTCAAAAAGGGGATACAGGCCCGAAAGGTGACCCTGGACCACAGGGAGCAATAGGTCCTAAAGGAGACCGAGGGGAGAAAGGTGAGCGTGGAGAACGCGGCTTACAAGGACTCCAAGGTTTGCAAGGTCCAAAAGGCGACCAAGGTATTCCTGGAACTAAAGGAGCTGATGGACGTACACAGTACACTCATATAGCTTATGCTGATACTATCTCAGGTAGTGGATTTAGCCAGACTAACGCTGACAAGCCCTATATAGGGGTCTATGTTGATTTTAATGCAACTGACAGTAGAAACCCTGCTGACTATCGCTGGACGAGATGGCGTGGACGAGATGGCACTGATGGGCTACCAGGTAAACCAGGAGCAGATGGAAGAACACCTTATGTTCACTTTGCTTATTCTGAAAATGCGGATGGTTCTGGTTTAACAATGACAGATAACGGACAGCGTTATTTTGGTCATTATTCAGATTATGAGAAACCTGATAGCGCAGATAAAACGAAGTACAAATGGGCTGATCGTTGGGCTAAAGTTGAGGTCGGTGTAGGCAACTTACTGTCTCTAAACAATCGTCATAGAGGAAAATATTACAATAATAAGGGTGTCATGGTTAATGATAAAAACTATGATACAAGCCAATTCATTTTGTTAAAACCAAATACTAGTTATGTTATTCAAGCTTGGGGAACTGCTAAAACGTGGTTAGGATGGGTTACTTTTGACAAAAACAATGTTTTTCAGAAGTATAGAACAAAATATTTGCCTGAAAATGGCTACTTAATTGAGCGATTCTCAGTTAAAGAATCGACAACAATAAGCATTGGTTTTGATAATCGTGATAACAATCTTAAAATCAAGCTGGAACGTGGAACTGTCCCGACGGATTGGTCTCCAGCCCCCGAAGATGTTCAAGAGACTATCAACTCAAAAGCTGACCAAGGCCTGACTCAGGAGCAACTCAATGCGCTCAATGAGAAAGCTGGTATTATTCAGGCTGAGTTAGAGGCCAAGGCTAGTGCTGATACACTTGATAGCTGGATTAAGGCTTATAAGGACTTTGTCAACTCAAACGAGACAGCGAGGGCGCAAGCTGAGAAAGATTTGATTGCAGCTAGTCAGCGTGTCTCTAATATTGCTAAGGATCTTGGAGAA